TTAAACACTGGTCTTGTTTGACAAAACTCAATGTGTTCAATAACCGATGTTTGACTATCCAACTTTGTATGCATGCCAAATTGGAGGTACCCCTTAGGGTCCACGTATTTAGCATCCGCCCTCTCTACAAAAACAATGAAATCATCACCGTCGATGTAAAGACAGTGTTTGGTTCCAGCCATGAGGGCTTCAGTCATAGCAAAGTTGATGATGGAATTGCCTAGACCAGTATTTTGGTCACCCGACATACGGGTTGCTCGCGTGACGAATTTCGTACCGTTCTTGGTGGATCCACGGTTCAACCGCTGCCAATGTAACAACTGTGCAAGCAACTTGGATCTATTACACTGTTTATAAAACCAGTGCTCCAGGTCCAAAAGCTGCATGTTGACATGTGCGTCAAACTTTGAATGATCCAACGAAACGGCCACGGGATCAAAGAAGAAATCCATCTTAGCGGCGATGTCATTCCCTCGTTGCGTCAGGTTCCGGCATTTAGCAAAAATCGGTGTCCCAGAAAGGTCGTTCCACCCATAGACCATTTGTTCTATGGGATGGAGGTAACAGGCTAATGGCAACGCGTACCTTTTACTGCGGTACTGTATGCATCTAGGGACGACCTGCTTCCAACTATGGTATTTGTCATCCTTCAAGAACATACGAACTGCTGCATCAGCATGACATGGAGGCTTAGACTCCAATGACTTGCTAGCCTGTTCTAACAATTTGCGCTTACGGGGAGTGGCATGGTGCATAATAACAGCTTCACTCACCGGCGCAACACGACCAATGTAAGGCATAAGCACTGATCGTAAGGACAAATTGCTTGTGTATCGGGCATTTGTGTCGATTTGATGACGCAATGAGAGAGCTGCCTTCTCATTGCACACACAAGACTTGTGGGTCCAAACCACACTGGGAATATCTGGTTTGAACCCAAAGAGTTTTGTAGTGACTCTTTTACACTCACAGTCGGACTTTGGGACGTTGTTACCACAGCCTGGCAATAATGATGACTGCCCTATTTTACCATAGCAAATGGCACCCAAAGTCTGACTACCTCAAGCCTGATCCGGCAGTGAAAGACTGGTCTTACCAGTCAAATTTCCGACATGGCCAATGATGCCCTTGCTAACCAACTTATGGTGTTTGTTGATCACCTCCAGGACATCAGAGTTCTTAAGACTTGCTCTGACTAGCTCTTCATCTTTAGGGATGGCAATAGCGCTTCTGACTACTCGCATAACCATCTTGTACACCTCCTCAGAGGACATACCAGTCAGATCATAGGATTTTAAGTAAACCTCAGCCTTAAGAACCATAGCCCGCAAAATATTTTTGTCTCTAGGGACAAACGCAAACTTGAGCGTCAAATAATATTGCAAATCGGACTCACTTACCGACTCCTTGGCTCTTCTGAACTCCAAACGCGTGGCCTTGTCAACTTTGCCCCGACTCACGGTGGTTAGTTCAGGTTTGAATGCGACGTTCTCTTGGTCCTTAACAAGAGACGCCGCCTCTGCGTAGCTTCTACTACCATACACAGGACGATTTAGGGCCGGCATACAGCCTTTCACAGCACCTTGCGAAGCAATAGATGCCATGGATGTAGACGACGTGTCCACTGGGGAGGGTGTAGTCGCGATGGGCTGTCCAGTTGACTTCACTGCTCCGACACTTGGGGCAGATGTCACGTGTGTTCCAGTACTGGACTGACTTGGCCTCCTGGAACCACTGGGCTTGGACAGCTTGACTTGGCTTGACCTTGTCGACCCACCCTTCAATGTAGCCGGCTTCGCTTGCTCGATGCATGCGCCTGACTTGCCTGTTTCTGCCCGAGTCCTTTGACTGTTTGGACCTCGTGCTGGCCTCTGTGCCTGCCGCACAGGTTCGAGTCTCGAGAGGATTGACTGCAAGCGCTGTTGGTTCTTGCGCAGCGCGCGCACTTCTTCCCGCAGTCTCTCCATCTCGGCATCCATCCATTTCCGGCTTGGCTTGCGCCTCACCTGTTTCCACGGGGATGGAGCCGCTTGCGGCCGAAAACCCTGACCGCGCTCACGCAGAGATTTGGCCTGTTG